TTCCACTCTGCCCATGAAAGGTAATGGACATACATCTTCATGCCTACAGGATAGTCCTCTGAGTACGTTCCTACAACGGTACATACTTCTGGGTCACGTGTTCTTTTGTTCTCTTGAAAGCGTGTCTCTAGCTGAATAGTAATATTTGTATTTGCTAGTGTTACCTGCTGTTTATGGGTATCATCTCTTGATACTATCAGGTATGGCTTAATTGATTTCATCTGTCTCTATGTATGTTATCTGACTTTCTTTAACTTTTGGCAATCCGAATATTACAGCGTAGTTATTAAGAGTTAATATGGAAATTTCTTTAGCTAACTCAGCTGAATGGTAACCATCTTGCCATGTATTTAAACCATTAGTTTTATAATAGAACATGCTACATCCATCATCTTCATATTGAAGTATTTCAATTACATACTTTTGTTCTTCCTGTGGTTTTTTAATATCTCGTTTGTCACTCATTGTTTTGGGTTTTCTTTATGCTACGAATAGCATATTTTGTGTATCGTTAATTCTTTTAGTTGCTACTTTAAAATACTCCTCATTCATTTCCATACCTATAAAGCGTCTGTTTAAGTTCTTGCAGGCGACGCCAGTTGTTCCTGAACCCATAAAACAGTCTATAACTAAATCACTTTCTTTTGTAAATAACTTTATAAACCACTCTGGTAATTCTTCAGGAAAAGCAGCACTGTGGCTTTTATTATTACACTCAGTAGCTAAATGGAGAACATTTGTTGGAAATGCCTTATCCCTAGCAACCCAATTAGAAATGTTCTTACCAAAACCGCTTCCAACTTTAGAATTATCTCGAATTTTGTCTGTTTCACTTAGATTTTTCAATCGAGATTTAGCCCAATCTCCTGTCGAAACCATAACTTCTTCTTGATACATATTAAACTTTTTTTGTTTATTAAATTGAAGCAATCTTTCCCAAGAATCCCTAAATCTATTTGGCCATTTACCAGGAAATGAATTTTTCTTATGCCAGATAAATTCCTCCGTCCATAGCCAACTTTGTTTACGCATTGCAATAATCAGTTCCATTACATATATGTCTCGCTCACCATTTGTCACCTTCTCTTTTATATTCAAAATAAATGTTCCTGAAGGTTTTATTATTCTAAACAGTTGCTCGGAAATAGGCAAAAACCATTCGTTATATTTTTCAGGTTTAACACCCCCATAAGTTGATTTTCTTCTATCCCCGTACGGTGGTGATGTCATTATTAAGTCAATACTACCAGTAGGTATTTCCTTCATTAGTTCCAAGCAGTCACCGTTGTATAATCCTTCACTCATATTTTGTTTATCTTTAAAAAAGGCGTTTTCAAGGGTTTAAAGGGCTATTCTCATTAATCAGTTTGATCATAGTAAGGGGGGAGCAATGGTGAATAAACGAATGTGCAATTCATCATGAAGGCGTTGTATTATACTTCCTGTATTCCTGAAATAGTAAAGACTATTAGAAGAATTGTAAACGCCATTTTTATAATTGTAAAAACCCTCTATATTGACCCCTGTAAATAGGACCAATCTTTTAGTCTTAGCAACCATATAGCCTAGACTAGTAGCTGACTTCTTATATACCTGTGCGGTACATCTTGATATGTTTAGCAATCGGGATATACCCGTTATTGAAAGACCTGTGTACTTCCTGGTGTTGTCGTATCTTTTCTCAAAGGTTTTGTAGACTTTATTCTTCTTACTATACTTTTCAGATACTGACTTATCAATATGGTACTGTTGATCTTTTAAGTTCAGCCCTATTATGGCTGTCTGCAATATTAGCTGTTGATTCTCATTGTCTATTGGAATAGGTAAACTGAAAGACCCCTTTTCATAACGGCTTTTAATCTTATCATTACCTAGGCAGCATAGGTTACCACTGTGCTTAGATAGGAGTCCTTTGGCCTTAAGAAAGATTATGTATCGTGAAAGAGTAGGTACTGGTATATGTAGGATTTTAGACAGCTTTTTTAGGCTGTGATTATAATATACGGAGTTGGTATAGATAGATTTTAGACGCAAAAATACTGACAACTGAGCCATCCACTTATCATCTCTAGCTTCTTTGAGAAGCATAATAGGAAGATTCAGAGTGTTTTGTGCCATAAATTATAAGACAAATATACATTATAATTACTATTTTAGGTATACTTTTGAAATTTATTTATAAATTATTATCATTTTTTGGCGTGATTGTTGTATAACTAATGATACGTACAGCTACCATGATGTGCTATTAATGGTTAAGTAACCCTAAATACAAATTTTTTTATTTTACGAGTATATGAACTGTAGAGACTTTTCTACGGTATTGTGGAAATATTTCCCACTATTTTAAAATGGTATAATATAAATACCACTTTAAACATCTGTAAACAACTTTTAATAATTATTTTTTTGGGAATGATTATTGATTAGTGTAATACATATTGAAGTACTAAAAATTTTATTTTAATTAAAACAATACAAATACTATAATCCTTTATATAGTATTGTACTATAGAAACTATTATTATGTCAAGAAGAGAAGTTATTATTAGACGAATGAAATCCATTGATGACACACCAATTCATCCTGGGGACTTATTGAAAGAATATGCTATGCGAAACGGCCTTACACAGGCACAGATAGCCAGCATGTGTGACTTTAACAGTAGCAATTTTGGACATTATATAACACAGCTAAGACGGTGGCCTGAGAAGCTGTTTATAACAGCAGGAAACGTTATTGATTACGACCCAGAAGATTTGATGATACTTGAATACAGGTACTGGAAATTTCAGCGTAATAAAACTTCATCAGAAGAATACCGTAAGTCAAATTCAAAAAGATAGGCTTGTAACAATACTGAAACATTTAAACATTTGTGTTCAGTATCAATTCTGATATGATTATATTTGATATGTAATTTAACCCCATAGAAATATGTATCAGGACGAGCAGGATAGGCAGGACAGTTTAGATTTTAGTAGGTGTCAACGTGAACTGGCACTAGAGTTAGCAGTAGTTTTATTAAAAGACTCTGGTGAGAAATCCGCACTTAAGGTACTCGGAGTAGCATTAGATTTTGAGAACTACTTAAATGGTTCTATTCCTAAAGATGCTACTGAAGAAATTAAAAGATTGAATAGGTGAACTACTATCCTATCTGATTTAAAACAAGAATAGCCCCACTGATAGTAGGGCTATTTTAGTTTAGTACTATGGCGAACTTGCCATAATTAAAACTAGTTAATTTTCTTTCAACCCCTCGATAACGGTCTTAGTAATACGGGCAGTTTCAAGGTTCAGAAAACCTATAATTTCATATAGTGAGAACCCACCCTCTTGCTTGCCTATCTCTAGCGTGCCTTCACCTGTTTCCTTTACCTGGTAAACAAATGTTCTTAACTGTGGCTCAGGGCTTGCGATTGGTGACTCTCCTAAGATGTGTGCTTCTTCTACGTTTTTCATAACTTTTTTCATTTTTTTAATGCTCATTTTATTTTTAAGGATTTGATATTCAATTTCTGTCATACTAGTATTTTACAAAGGCTGTGCTATCTTCATCACGAGATGATAAAGACCTGCGTATATCCTGTTCTAGTTTTATTTTATTACCTGCCCACTGATAAAGGCCATTTAAACCAAGGACAAGATCGGTTGTAGGGTCATACTCATTAAAATTTGCAATATCTCCACGTGTATCATACCCCCTTAATTCAGAAGGGCCATGCCAAAAATGCTGAACAGCACCCATGACGTAGCCAATGTTTTCACGTATAACTTCATGTGCATTGTCACCCCAATTTTTAATATACTTTGCAAAACCCGGTGTCATACCCTCTTTAATATGTAAAAATGCATCTCCCTTAAAAGAATTTATCATATAGGTATCTCCTGAGCCTGCAATGCAAACATCTAGCAAACCGCCAATAGCCAGGTAATCTTCTTTCTTAATTGCCCATGCTAAACCTGGATGCCCTGTCTTAATATCTTTAAGTTCAATCTCAGGGTCTTGATGAAAGCCACGTTGGTCAAACATATAACATTCTGACTGGCACTTCCAGTTTGACTCATAGGTAGGCAGAATAAACTGTGCCTCTGAGAACGGCTGTATTACACTATAATGATGTAGGGCATAAACAGTTTCTTCAACCCATCCTTTACGAGTAAAAGAAATATCTGAATCTATCCAAGCACAGTATCTTGCTGTAGGTATTTGTTTGAATAGCTGCTCAAAACCTAAATTAAGACCCCGTTCCTTATGCCACAGCTCTGTGTTTGTATGCAACTGCAAATTCATAGGGTCATTGGGGCTTGTTACCTCAAAAGGTCTTTCTCCAAAGGATATTTCTACAGTAAATAGTTTAGCCCCTGATGCTTCCATGTGTGTTTTAAAATCGCGATATAGATTATACCTAGACTTAAATCTTCGGGGGTTAAAAATTACAGTTATTACATAAAGATTGTTATTGCCCATCGGCTATTGGTTCGTTTAGGTAGTTTTCAAAAGCTCTTGATGCAAGGACTATCTGATCAAAAGATCGGGCTGAAAGAACTATCTGATCAAAGGTTACACTTGAATCTAGTTTCAATGCAAATTTAAGTGCAAAGTTAAGTGCAATTATTCTGTTTTTTGTTCTGTTAAATAGTTCGCTGTTCTCGTCTAAATCTTCCATAATGTAGTTACTTTTTTTTTGGTCCATTTGATAATACTGATATGACAACTATAATAGATACTATAAGTAGTAGTATGTATATAGCATCTATGGTCATATCACTTTGATTGATTTAAATAGTAGCCGTTCTGGTCCTGATGACATTAAGTTTATTCCTAGTGCTGTTTTTAATGCTTTGACAATAGTTTTCTGTATTTGCTCGTCTGATTCATTAGCGTCAACTTCTATCTCTCCTTCTATGTTTGAAAGAGCAGTGTTTGGTATGTTCTTTATTATGAACCTAACGGTAGGCATTGTAGTAGTTAATTATGGGCATTGAGAACATCTAAGTACATGGTGTAAAGCATATCGTAACTATCCATTGATGACCTTGCCATTTTTGTATATTGCTGAAGAAGGTCTTTGTGAAAGTCTAGTTCACTTTCTAGGTGCTGGATGTCAATTTTTAGTTCTGATACTTCTTCTGTTAGTTCAAGGATTATTTCATCCTTTTCATACGTTGTTACCACTAGCTCTATCATATATAGTTATATTCCCTGACTTGTTAGAAACTCTCCAAAAGGCATAAATTCACGTACTAGTTCATGTCTATACCACTCTTCGAACATTCTAATAATAGTAGCCCTTACGACTACCTTTAGAATATCTTCTTTGTCAGTCTCTGGCAAATCACCAAGAAGTGTATTCAAAAAATCCTCACTTAATGCGACTGCTTCCTCTTTTGTATAATTGATCATATACATTTATTTATATACAAATATACATAAATATAAGTTTAAATTGTACGTTACTAGTGTAACATTTGTGGTATGTACAAACAAAAAAAACCCCGTAGCCGAGACTAAGGGGTAATATATCCATCAGGATAGCGGAAGTCTAGCTTCCTTTCACCTAAAAAGCCCGCCACAAAGGGGCAGGCTAATTAGAATAAACAAACCAAACAAACCAAACTGGTGGCGTGGACAGTACTCGAACCTATGACCTAACGCTGTAACCAACTTAGGTACCACGCCACCTAGTATTCGATAAACACTAGGTACTCCCATTCACTTACCTTATTGACATAACAAATATACAATACTTATTAATACAATACAAATATTTGTAGTAATAAATAATTTATTTCACTAATAATGAAACTATGCCGATAATTTCACTTTTTTTGAAACATTCCTACTATTCTTAAAGCAGGCATTGCTACAGTGCTGCCTGGCATTGAATCTGGAAGTACACTCCTTGCGTATCGGGTATTTGCCTTCAACCCTGATAATGTTTTTGGTAAAATACTTATTGCAGGCTATGCACAGCTTATATTCAGAAGCAAAGATTACCTTTTCAGTTTTTGCTTCTTTCAGGTATCGCTTCTTATCCCTGCACTGAGCTGAGCAGTATTTGCGCCTTTTAAAATCCCCCCAGTTTTCAATATTGCCTGTATTGGTTAACTGTCTGGTATATTCTTTGCCACATACCAGGCATTCTTTAAATGGCTGTTCTATAAGATCAATCATATCGCAAATGTACATATTTACGGTAATACTCTTTGTATATGGACGATAATTTAAGTATATTTGTTACAATGAAACAAGCCCTTAAACTATTGCTAAGCCTGGTATTAATACTATCTACAGGCTCACTATTAGCACAGACAACATTCACATTTACCCTAAGTAATTCTTTTCGCACATCGGCAGGTGTGTTCAAAACAGACGGCACACTGATAAGGGCTTTATGGAAAGATGTTACTTACCCACAGGGAACATTCACCTCTACCTGGGATAACAAAGATGATATTGGCGCAGTTGCTCCCGCAGGGAACTATCAGATAAAAGTACTCTACCATAACATGCAGTATGTATGGGACGGCTCAATAGGTCAAACATCAACATTACCAATGGGTCCTCATACTTATAAAGGCTATATAACATTTCAAAGTTTTGCTGCTTGTGATACAGCCATATTTTTTAGTAACGGATATAATGAGATGGTTTATGACCTTCATTGGTTTCCAAAATCAAATACTGGTAACCCTACAGGTTTTTTTAATTCAGATAATTTTACGGCAATAGGTCTGGTAGCAACAGACGGTATACTTTTATATGCTGCCGATAATCAAGGAGGGTATGGTTCAACTGGTTTAAAAACATCTTTTATATTTGCTACAAAAGTAATAGATAAAAGCCTTAACATATTTCCTACAGGCACAGTAATGAAACTTAATGGTTTTAGAAGTATTATTTATAATGGTATAGACGTAGATACTACTTCATCAACAACAGTACCTATGGGGCCTTCAAACCCGCATGTATTTAATCAGAACGGTGCATCAGGACTGGCTGTACAGGTAACAGGAAATTTGCTTGCCGTAAGCCATTTTACAGCAAACCAAATACGGTTATTTAATAAGACCACTGGCGCACTGCTATCAACAATAACAGCTACAGCACCAGGTCATATATCTTTTTCATCAGAAGGTGACCTGTGGGCAATCGTAAACGGTAACGTAGTAAGATATACTAACCCTGGCACAGCACCTGTAATAGCTACAACCATAGCAAGCCTTCAAAGACCATTATCAGTATGCGTAGACCCTGTAAATCCAAACGTTGTTATGGTAGCAGACGGTGGAACAAGCCAGCAAGTAAAAGCCTTTGACAAACTTGGAAACACTCTATGGACATTAGGAGAATACAATGCTTATCCTTTAGGAGGTACACAAGTACGTAATGATAAGTTCTGGTTCTATGATGGTGGTATGGGTGAAAAAGCATTTGTCTGTATAGTTAAAGATCATACTTTCTGGGTATCTGACCCATTTAATCATAGGGTATTACATTTTAGCGGTGGCATACCTACTTATATTGATCAGATTATAACACAACCTGCAAATTATGGTATGGGTATAGATGCTAATGACCCAACTAGAATATTTAATGGCTATCAAGAATTTTCAGTAGACTATACTAAGCCACTAGCACAAAGCTGGACGTATGTAAAAAACTGGTCTGCTAATTTAGATAAAATTCAAAGTACAGTATTTACAGCAGGTATCAGACAAATGGTAACAGATGCTGCGTCAGGAAAAACATTTGGCATATCTAAAGTAAATAGTACTAGTTCACTTATTGTTTTACCTAATGACAGAACATCAAACATTAAATTTACAGGAGAATTATTAGGCAATATTCCAAATTATTTGACAACATTAAATAAAGATTTATCTATAACGCTTGCTCCTAACTATGGTGCAAATGGTACAACTGTAACATGGCTAAAATATCCAATACCTACTATTGATACATCAGGTAAATTTACTTATGGAACTTCATCAGTTATTGCATCAGCAGTAGAGATAGGCTCAGACCCACTACCAAATGCACCTGCTTTTACAGATGATCATGCTTATATATCAAGCAGTAATATTCTTGTCAGCTATAACACAGCAAATTCTAATAAAATGTGGCATGTAGGAGGAATAAGTATTGGTGGCACACAGTGGTTATGGAAGTCAGGACGTGTAGGAGCATTAAACCGTAAGGGTGCTTATGATTTAGATCATGGTTCAAGTTATCAGGGAGATGTTGTAAATGTTCAGGGAAGGAATATAGTATGTGGTTTTCATGGTGAGTTCTGGATGCAGGCACAGGCAGGACAATTTATGCACTACTATGATGACGGGCTATTTGTTGGCGAATTTGGCAACAGTAGCTATGGTTATTATTTTTCAACTGGCGATATTCCTGGGTTTGCAGGTAATGGGTTTTCTGCTGTTATGTGTACTGTAAATGGTGAAGTATACCTATGGGTGAATGATGAAAGCTGTAATGGACCTCAGCGGTGGCATCTGGTGGGAGCAAACAATATCCACGAACAGGCAGCAACAATTACACTTAATGGTAGTGGCACATTATCTTTTTTGAATTAAACACAAGTAGAATATTACTATGAAACGAATTTCAGAAGTAAGTACATTTAAAGATATTGAGAAACTAGAAAAGGCTATAAGCGTACTATTAGAATATAGTGTTATAGCTGATAATGATATTAAACTTATCTGGGCTAAAGAACAGATTGCCTATATAAAAAATAAGTTATGTGATAAATATTGGAATAGGTGTATAGATATTATGGAAAAAAACGAACCTAAAAATGATCTTAAGGATGATTCACAGGAGTAGCTCTTAGTGCCAAAATATTTGCCAGCAGTGTAGGGAAGTCTAGCCCCAAGAAGTCTGATGAAGCTGATTCTGTCCAATATCCTGTAGGATTAGTGTCATGGATATTTACAGGCTTAAATGAAATGGTATCATTGTAACAGCGGTAGGTGATATATCGGTCTATGTAAACAGGCACTCCTGCAACAACGTTATCTCTTATATGCTCCTTTAAGTCGAAGGTAACAACATACCCGAACCCTTGCTGAACAGATGCAGGGTTAGCATATATCTGCACTCCATTGCCGTTGTCACCAACAAGTGACCAGGTCTGCGATTTTATATGTGCCGAAATAAAAAATAGGGATATAAGTGGTAGGAATTTAAAGTATCTCATAATTACAAATATACTAAACTAGAAATGCACAATAAAGTTGTTAGGTTTATTGTGCATAATCCAATAAAGTTGTTAGGTTTATTGTAGATAATCGGTTTAAGTTAAAATGGCAGGCCGTCTACTGCTTCTTTCTTGACGTATGTGTTGAGAACTATACTATGGGTATCACCATAGGTTCCTACTTCTTTGCGCTTGGTAATATCGAAGTTGATATAGCCTTTCTCATTGGTATTCTCGGCAATGAAGTCATAAAAATCTTCGGCTTTAAAGCTGATAGCAATCACTGATACTAATTCACCGTCTGTACCTTTAAATGTGCGCTCTTTAGCTGTACTCTTGGGTACATAAATTACTTTCTTTTTTTCTTCCATGTTATTTGTTGTTAATCTTCTAAAACTTCTTTTTCTTCAATCGTATAATCCCAACAATGATAAGAAGTATATTTTGTCCTATAATAATCTAAAACCTTTTCTGCACTTTCTATATTCTTGTGTAAACTATCAACAAATCCCTCTTCATCCAAAACTGCGTAGACTATCATTTTATATTTGTTGTTAATCTTCTAAAATTTCTTCTTCTCCGATTACATAATTATCATAACAATCTAATTTACGTATTGCCAGTAAATTAGCTATTGCCTTTAATGCTTCATCTTGGGTCTTATGTATACTTATAGTTTCATATTTTAAATCATCACAAACTACGTATACTATCATTTTCTATTATTTTCTTGACTAAAGGTACTGAATATCAGTGATATTATGAAATTTAATTACATATTTAAGCGTATAGCTTTAATTTATTTCAACTTTTTAAAGTCATAGCTTTATAAATATTACTGCGAGTTCTGCAAAAAACCAAATTGGTGGTTCCTGCGATATTTATAATATTCATAACTATCAGTTGGGTCTTGCTGCAATAAGTCAAACCTATTTTTAAATTGTTTTGCATATTCAAAACCTGAATTAAATGCTGAATGTTCAACATCTTCTACATCATCAGGACCAATTTCTAAAAAGTTATTTGGAAATTGTGATAAATCAATCATTCTTCCCCTAATTTTAAATTCACCATTATTATATGTAAGACCTACATTTCTTTGATCTTGATCACCCATTTCAGGTGGTAGCAATCTAATACATATATATTTTTTATGGTTTGCCTTTTTTTCCATAAAATTCTTATTTACACGATTTTCTTCAAATTGAACGGCATAGTTAAGTACCCAAAGTAATTGCATAGTATAAGGGCTTTTATAATCATCTTCTAGGTTAATTTCTCTTTCTAAAGAATTACGAACTTGATCTCTTTGATATTCAATATCTGTTAGTTTCATTTATTTTTTATTATGTTAGTATTTAAATTTTGATTTTCCAAGTATTCTTTTATCATACTTTGTATTTCATTATATTCTGGTGCTGCATTTTCGTACATAAAATCTTCAGCAAGATAATTCTTGCGCTTTAAATAAAATTTGTATTGCTCTTCTGATGTTATTTTCATGGTCTATTTTTTATAATCATAATTTGTTATTTAAAATCATAGTTTTATAAATATTACTGCGAGTTCTGCAAAAAACCAAATTATTGATTCTAGTATAATTACATGAATTAATATATATACTATACCTGGAAGTTCCATTATAAAATCTATCCTTCTACTATGATCTTTTAGAGTCCAGTATATATTATGAAATATGTATAATATGGCAATACATAAACTTATTAATCCTATAACACCAATAGGGCTAATAAGAAAATTTAATAATTTTACATTACTGATCATAATTCGTTATTTAAAATCATAGCTTTATAATTCTCATACAGGTCATCTATACTTGTGAACCTACAAGTATTACATAGTCCAGTTGTAAAAGCTTTCTTTTCAATAGCGTTTACTTCTTCCTGTGTGTAGGTACGTTCAGTAGGCTGAGATACTTTAATCTGTTCTTCTACTCTTTTTAACATTTTTACATATTTGTCAATATTTTTTTGTTGAAATTCAAATGAATTATTTGCTAAACCCATTCCATTCCACATAGCATCTATTATATCTTTTTCAGTGTATAATTTGTCGCTTATTTCCATTGTTTGGTTTTTTATATTTGTGTGATTAAAAATAGGTTCAGTAGGCTGAGATACTTTCATGCGCTCTATGCCGTCAACTATTATGTTAGCCATTGTTTTCATTTAAATAATAAGTAAAGTCTTTCTTTAAACTTTTCAATACAAATTTTTATTAATTCTCTGTTGTTAAAAATTATTAGATCTGGAAGCTTATAATCTTGTGATAAATAATAATCTGTCCATTCATTTTTTTTTCTGTCATAACATAAATGGCAAGGGTCATTTTCAACTGCCTTCATGTTAAGTTCAAAAACAAGGTCTTTAATTTCTACTATTAATAATCTTTTATCTAGTTCAATTTTAGCTTGTTCTTCTTCCTTATAAACATTTCCAAATTTGTAATTTAAGTTATCAAGTTCGCTATCAGTCCATATTACATGATAAACTCTATAATTTGCTTCAATAAGACAATATGTATCATCCATCTTTGGTTTCCACCTAGAATAAAGATCACTTACACGCATATACTCTATGCCGTCAACTATGATTGTGTTAGCCATTTATTCTGTGCTTTTAACTGCTGTATATATTCTTCAATCTTCTCTTTCTGATATGCAAATGATTTATCTGCAAAGTTCAGTGCATTCCACATAGCATCTATCAGCTGCTGTTCGGTGTATATCTTGTCGTTTACTTCCATACTTTCTTTATTCTATATACTAAGCAAAGTATTGATATAAAACACACAATAGTAGGTATACACCATATAATAAACAATTTAAATGTTGTTGCTGCTGTATAATTTCCAATTTTCATTATTAATACCATAACCTGCATTATTATACAAGTTGTTATCATTGTTGAAAATAATTTATCATCAAGTTTATTCATTTTACAAGTATTGTTACGATTGATGCAAATAAAACTATTATTGACTCTAGCATGGCTATACCACTCAGTACAATCATTATAATCAGGAGTCTGGTCATAACGTTTCCCTTGTTACTAGGGTCTTTTAGATTCCAGTATATAGCGTAAGATATAAATCCTACGACAATACCCAGACTTACTAATCCTATAATCCCAATAGGACTACGTACTAAGTTTACTAATTCTACATGTTTGCTCATAGTCTATTTTTTAGGTTCGGCTTAATAGCCTAATTAAATGTTCTCATAACAAAATCCTGGTGTACTACCATCTTCCCATTCTTCTATTTCTGCTAAAACTAACTGACGAGACCATTCTATAATTAATGTCTCATAGCAACCATTAATATATTCCTCTTTTGAAAAATCACACTCAGCCTTACTAGCAATTCTAGTATAATCATCATTTATTTTATGAATCTTATCTCTAATGAAATCTGTCTTTGCGCTCATATCGTTTGGAGTTCAGGTAATAGCATCCAATGGGTAATTTCTTTGTTTGTAAATAAAAGATATAATCTGCTTTGCCAGGAATATGTTACTGAATGATTTTCAGGATATACAACATAGGTATCACCTTTACAAACTATCAATATATCCCTTCCATCCCTGGGGGCGTTTTCAATATCGGTTCGCCAGGGTAAATGAATAGATTTAGCTAGCTTGCTCATGTCGTTGGGAGTTCAGGTATTGGCATCCAGTACGCTATGTCATTGTTTCCAAATATTCCATATTCCACACTTCCCCATGTATAATAGTCTAACCCATCTAAGGGGTATACAACATAATAATATCCATTGCAATCACTAATAAATATCTTTCTACCATCCCTCAGGGCATTCTCAATATCAGTTCGCCATGGGGAAACGGGTTTGGGCTGTTCGTTTAGCAACACTGTTTTTATTTTGCTCATTATGATAGGTGATCGATTTTGATTTGTTCAAGTATTTTTTTTAGTTCTATGTAAAACGCCTGTGGTAAAAAGGTTTTGCGTTTAAAACCTTCAATTAGAGTAACAACTTCATCCCACGTAATCTTTTCCGGCTCTGGCTCAGGCTTTTCAAGTTCAGCAATTATTTTTTCCAAATATCCTATAAAAAGTAGTACACTATCACCGTTACGATAGCTTAACCATATTTCTAAAGCGTTCTGGTAATCTTGTAATGTTAGTTTTATTTCTTTCATATCGTTGGGAGTTCAGGTATTGGCATCCAGTGTGTTATTTCTCCATTTTTAAAGTAATATTTTTTGTTCTGCCAATCATTATTTTCTAAACCGATTGCAGGAAATACAACATAACAAAATTTATGGCAATCAATAATCAATATATCCCTTCCATCCCTCAGGGCATTCTCAATGTCTGTTCGCCATGGGGAAACGGGTTCGGTTTTCGTATCAGGCACATTAAAAGTTAAGGTCTGATAATTATTGTACGTATACTTATGAAATTTTCCTTGTTGATCAAATAAATTAACAAGGTTTTCAATTTCCCATTTAGAGAAACTGTTAACTAATTGTCGATAATGCTCTTCTGTCAATGTTAATTTTAACTCGCTCATAGGTTATAAGTTGAATGTATAATGATTTTAATTATGATCAGAAGCAAAAATGCAAATGCCAAGTACCTCAATATGGTTATTTCCCGTTTAAGATCGTGGTTGCTCATAGGGTGTTTACTACTCTAGCTTTATAACTAACTATACAGTAAACAAATATACACATATAAGTACAGAATCAGCCATAAATCATAGCTCATTGTGTAATAATTTTATAGTATAATTAGTACAAATTGAGCCATAAATAGGTATGTATTGAGCCAATTCCCCAGTTTTTTCGGCTTACAAACATTGTGCCACTAATATAGGTTACAAACAACCAGTAGTAACAGTAGTTTTACACAAATAGTTTACGGCTTATTTTAAAGCGATCTAACGAACGATAATATCCTGACCACATAAGTATATGGATTTAGTATTTTGATGGCTTAGACGTAAGATAAATAGGCAAGGCTTGAAAGCTACAGCCCTGATACGATAGTAATACGATAGTGTGACTACCAGGATAAGGAAGTAAGACTGTAATATGACTAGGATGTACTGTATATTGGTTGGAAGGGCAAAAAAAAATTGTAAAAATTTTAACATGAGTGCCTAAACATGTTAAGGGAATGGGAAAAGGTTAACATGAAGAAAAAGTTGGGTGGGTAGGAGGTGAGAGGGTTACCCCGGCCGGCTGCGACTGCCGGGTGGCGTGGGGTTTTGAACTTTACAACCGGGTGGTCTGAATTGCGGACTGCAAGGGGAGAATGAGATGGTTCAAAGGTTTAGGGTTATTTATGGGTTGATTGGGCAAATGGAGAAACGAATGATGGTTGTTAGGGTTGTGGTATGGTCATGGGTTGATTGATGTTTGAAAACAAATAATGCCCACAGCACCATATAAACGAAAATATATATATGAGTTTTAATCTAATCGCTGAGAATCGGCTGTACGAAAGTGAACCGCATAATTATCCGTACGATCTATTCTCGCATCAACCTCAGCTTAGTTATATGATATTCCTGTTCGAGTTTAGCAAGTTTGGCCTCCTTTGTGGCCTGCTTCTTTGCCCTTGTTGTAACGGCTTTTGTTGCTGCAGTTCTAGCCTTGATACATAGCAGGCAGTTCTTACTGTACCCGCAAGTATTGGTAAGGTTGTAGTGTTTAAACTGATCAAGTTCTTTGAACTTTGCGCAGGTGTTACATTTTTTAGTCATGCTGCAAAGGTAACATTCTCGATATATTAATACAAGTTGTTGTCATAATACGGTTTTTAACCGCATATTATTCGATTTAGGCCGTAATCCAGACGGCTTTATCTTTGGCACGATGATTGATATGGGATTTATTTCTACAGTATGGGTAATATCGGGATAATGGGGTATTGCTTCAGGACTGCATTACATTCGATTTAAGACACGTTGTACCTTTTTGATGTATTGGTATGACTTTTTAATTTAGATTCGTTAGAAGTAGGCTGAGGCGGTCACCTAGCCTATCCCTTGTTGTTTTCTATTCCTATCCCATTTCAACCCCCTTAGAATCGGCTGTAGCATAATATTAAGCCCTTAGTACGGTATATATTAATCTCACAATACTTAATTCCGTCTATAATATTTATTTACGGCCTATACCTATCGTTTTGGCTTATTACATCTTTGGGTATCTAGTTACTACCTGACTATTATAATTATTCGTTGTTTCTGTACGCCTTTGGCATGGTTATAGATATATACATAGCATATCTGTTTAACCTTTAATCTTATTCTTATGACTACTTTTATCTTTCACCAATATCCACCAATAGACCTTTTTAAATGCCATGAATTATCAGATGGTGCTTTTAAAGTAGCTCTTAAAATCTATAAGAGACTTCATTTTAATTCTAAATTCACTAAAAATACAATAGTTATGGATAGAATGATCTCAAATGGCTGTAGCTACGATATTAACGGTAGTCATGTAGTTATTAATAATGGTGATCTAATAATTATATCTCAGTAGGCAAGTAAACTAATTTAGGCTATCAAGCCCCTCCAAAATTTTCAACCTTTAATCTTAAACTCATGACAACTAAAAAACCTGTTTTCTTTGCAAATTGGAATAACAAAGAACATACGAACGATATTTATTCTTGTACAATGTTAGGTATATATGAGCATGTAGATACTTACTTTAGAATTACTGACCTTGAATTTGATGAATTAAGTTTAGAGTTAAAAAAAGATTATCAATACTATAACGAAGCAGAGATTTATTCAGCAATACCTGAAAAAAATGATATTGTTTATTTTGAAACTGAAATAGATGCGCTTTATTATTTAAACATACAAATAAATAGAACAGACTTTTCAACTATTAAGCCCCTCCCAAAATTTTAACCTTTAAACCTTACTAAAATGACAAAAAAAGAAGTTATCGTAAACAACAAAGCTGAACTTCAAAATACTTTATCTAAAATTGTAACTGTTGCTAAAAGCATGGAAAGTTCAATGGAATCACTAAATATTGATAGTAGCAAAAACGATATAGAAAGCACTATCGAATATATGGTAAGTATGGTATCAATATTAAATAAATGGTCTGAGTTTACAAAAATTGATGTTCAGAGATTATCCGAAGCATTTGACTTTTAAACTAATTTAAGCTATTAAGCCCCTCCCAAAATTGCCCTTTAAATAGGGATTTTGGCAGTATAAACCAAACCTATTATGACTACTCCTAAAACACTTAAATCGGCAATTTCAAACGGTTATATTATCGAAAAAATCCAATATGCTAATACTCCTAAATGTAGGGTTGACTTAAAACCGCGTTTTTATAGTCCTGGAATGGCAGCCTATTTATCTTTTTGGATTAATACAAAGTTTGTGGCTAGGAATTACCCTAATACATTTAATAGGTATAAATAATTAACTTATATCCGTACTAATTGGCACTATATTTGCTTTTATAATAGTAATATATTACTACACAAACACAAACATTTAACTCTAAAAACTAAGAACATGAAACTTTCAAAATTAGGCCAAAAACTAAGTGATGCAGGTATTGAAATAGTATTTGATGCACTACAGGAAGAACAATCTTTAATATTCGATATGTACTCAGAGCAGGAAGCTATCGATTATGTAACTGAGCAATATAACGACGGCAATGAAGCTGCATGGTTCTGCGCAAGCGTAAAACTTGAATTTGACGGGATTGAATCAGATACCGAATATTTAGGTTGCTGTTCTTACACTTCATTTGATGAGTTTACAGGTAGTAATAACGATTCCTTTGATAGTATGCTTCTTACCTGTTACAAGAGCCTAAAAGCAACCTTTGCAGTACCTAGACTAGAACTTCCATTAATTACATTTTAACCTTTAACTCTAAAATCTATAACCATGAAAACATTAAACTTTATTCGTACATTACTAATAGGAGTATCAGCAATAGCAAGTATTATATTTATTGTTGATGTTATTCTGTTTGTTGCAAAACATTGGACTAACTCTATTTAAGCTATTAAGCCGAATTAAAAAACTAACCTTTAAAACTTAAAAACATGGAAACTACAAAAGTTAAAAAATTCGATTATAAAGATGCCAAAGATAATATTTCTAAGGGATTGGATTATTTGTCAATGATAATATCTGCTATTAACTACACTAATGATAATATTGATAATTGTAGCTCTCAATCATATATCAATACTTTACTTAGTAATACAGATGATATTATAAAGTATGCTGCATTTCTTAAATACGATATTAAAACGCTATCTGATTCAGTCAGAAATAAATAATTTAAACTATTAAGCCGAATCAAAAAATCTCAAACAATACTAAAAACCAAATATCATGACAAACACTGAAACAGTACCCGCAATCTACGTAGGAACCTACGCAAAGTATAACAACGGTTCAATAAATGGTGCTTGGCTAAAACTTACTGACTATGCTGATTCAAAAGAATTTTATGAAGCATGTAAAGAACTTCATGAAGATGAAATAGACCCTGAGTATATGTTTCAGGACTATGAGGGTTTTCCGGAATCATTATATAGCGAATCAGGAAACATAGATGAAATATACCAATACTTAGATTTTATAAATGATAACAGTATTGATGCAGCTGCTTTTGAATCGTATATGAGTTTGGGTAATGATTTAGAATATGCAATCAAAAATTTTGATGAAGCATATCAGGGCAAATGGGATAGCGAACGTATATTTTGTGAATATTTATTTGATGAAACTAATGAAATTCCCTCTCATTTAACTAGTTATATCGATTACGAAAGAGTATCAAGAGATTATATGTATGATCATACTTTTGTAGACGGTTATATGTTTAGAGATGTATAAACCTTTTTAACTTACCTATTACGGCCAGAAAGGGCATTTTAGGGTAAAAACCAAATATTATGACAAATCAACAAAATGAAATTTTATTACGATCGGCAATAATTATTGCGGATAGGCATTTAAGATGTAACAGCGAAACGGCTAAAACTGCGAGTAAACGTGCCTTACAAACTTTATGTAACGGCAATATGCTAATGTTTGCATCTGCAATGAGTATAGCACAATCAAAATATAAATTATAAGATCATGGATATTAAATTTACGGATTATAGTAAAAATCCCAAACCGTCTAAAATTCAAGTAGTACGAAATTCAATAGAAGCAGTTGCTCAGCAATTAGAATTGTTGTATAACTCAGGTCAACTTTCAGATGAAAGAATCAGATCAGAAAAATTAATGGAACAAATTAAAGAATTAGAATTGGCAGCCAAATCATACATTAAATATTTAAAAAACTAAGAACATGAAAAATATAGAAATATTAAACAACCAGGCCAAAAGTAAAAGGCTAAACAAGTACAAAAGTAGCAGATCAACGCAATCAACTAAGTACCCTATCAATAGGATATACGATTTTAACGTATGGATGGCATACATAAATGAACAGGTTATAATTAATTCATTTAATCATTCTGGTTCGTTATAATTGGCATAACTTTTGCTACTATAATAGTAATATATTACTACACTAAAACTAAACTAAAAATATACTAACTTTAATATTATGGAAAATGAAATAACAAATGTTTGGGGAAAAGGCTTAAAGCCATATGAGATTAATAACGTTTCACACTTTGAAACGGAACTTGCTACGTATGATATTCAAAAATTACGTTTAAAGCCTGTTTATGTCATAGAAGCAAAAAAGAAGCAGGGAGTACTTAAGAAAGAGGTTCAACTTGAAGCATCACAAATAATGTTTGATCACTCAAAAATGTTTACTCATTGCTACGATTACTACCATATAGGTATAAAGAATGCACGTAAAACTAATTAATAAACGAAACTATAAACTAAACTAAAAACTAAGATTATGAAACGTACAAAATTCCCTATTGAACTAATTTGTAGTAAAGATGAATTAAGACTTTCAATGACAGGCGTATTAATAGACAATGGATATGCTATTGCAACTGATGGGACTATACTTGTAATTATGAATTTAGAAGATATGCAAATGGAATGTTTATCAGAATTTAACGGTAAAATTATTAAAGCAGACGTTTTTAAAAGAATTAATAACTCAAAATTATACGTAAACGTATTTGATGGGAAAATAGATATTGATGGTGATATTATAGGCAATCCGTTTATATCAGATGTAAATTTTCCAAATTATAGATGTATTTTATCAACTAAAAATGGTGAAATAGGCATAATTGGCATTGATGCTGAAAAATTAGCTACTATTCAAAAGGCTTTTAACTGTAAAACACTACGCGTAAGTTTTGGGGAAAACAATAATAGGGCAATGAACATCAAACCTGCTTTTTTGGTGGATTATGACTTTCAAGCGATTTGTATGCCTATTTGCATTGATGAACCTGATAACAGTCCGTCTAAGCCATTTACTTTGGAAGCACCAAACCAATTAGAAAAGGCTTAATAACCCTATACTCCTGCAAAATTGCCCTTTAGATAGGGTTTTTGCAGTAAAACTAAAACCCTAAAACTAAAATTATGGAAACTGATTTCAACTGGTTCACCGAACTTGATAAGGCTATCATGAAAGAGCCGTCTGATGAACAGTGCATGTATTTATCTGATAGGGCTGAAGATTGGCCTACCTGCGCATGTGGGCAATTATGCAAGGCGCTTCCTAGATGGCAAGGCGGAGAGCCTAAAGATTTGCAGTTATTCAAAGCTGGGTGTGAATTTGCGTATTGTATAGATGATAATAATTGGCGCAAGGCCATTAAAGTTTTAAACCAGATCGAATCAAGAACCGCTGAACTTTTAAACGAACTAAAACCCTAAAATATATGACAGCATTAGACGCATTTAACAACCCGATTAAACCAGGAGACAAAGTAGGTTTATTTGATGGAAACAAATTAGTAGATACAACCGTACACAGAGTAATTAGAATTAGTAAGTTAGAACATAACAGTATAATTATTGAATCAAATAACATAGGGCTATTTCCGGCAAAACATTTTTTAAAACTATAACCATGGCATACATAACAGCAGATGAAGTAAAGGAAATGCGTAAACAAATAAAAGAACTATACCCTAACATAAAGGTATCAGTTACTAAAAATCCGCATAGTAGTACAGTAACCTGTTACTTACTTGAATCGGATATTGATTTTGGTGTAACTTATCAACAAGTAAACCAATATTATATTGACAGACATTACACAGGTGCAGCTAGATCAATGTTAGAAGCTATCAATACAATATTACATCAAGGTCACTATGATAAATCAGATACTATGACAGATTATTTCGATTGTTCTTGGTATGTAGATATTCAGATAGGTAAATACGATCATCCCTACGTTTACAAACAGTCAGATTTACATCAAGAAATAACAGAACTTTTAAAACTATAACCATGGCAGACCAGGAAAATTTACCAAAGGACAAAAACGGTGCAATATTAAAGATCGGTGACAAAATAAAGAAAATAGTTTGTTCAGACCCCGAATTTTTATTTACAGTCACAGATATACAGGAGGGTTTTATTTGTATAGATAATCAAATATTAATGTACGATTCACATGGTTTTTGTTTATCAGAACGAACATTTACAGAATCAGAAATTAGAGCAGCATTTTTTGAAACGGGATATGCTATTAATTTTCCTAATTACGGTATTAATGTTAGAGAGATTGATATTAAAGAATTAATTGATTGTATGGAGTATTTTAAACTTAACCCAGACCAGAAATACTAGTAACACAAATGTTACTGATATACTTAAAAATACATTCAAATATATAATAGAATAGTTATTCATTACTAATATATTTACAAGACTAAACAACAAAAAACAATTAACCTAAAAACAAACAAACATGAAAACAGAAAATGATTTATCAGAATTAGGCATTGCGCCTGTTGACAAAAGTCCGGGCAGTGATGATTGGCTAATAGCTTATAGGTCAACTCCTAGCTATATTGAACGTGAACGGCTGCATGAAATTTATAAGCAGATGCCTATCGACAGTGAATTAACAAAAAAACTAGGTGAAATTATTACGTATAATTCTACTAATGATTATTACTTTATGAGCATGGTATTAAGACAGATTACTGCAAGAATTAACTATTTAACGGGACTAACATTATGAATAGCAGACAAGAACAGGCAGTGACCAGATTAATAAGTAGCTATTTCAAAGATACATTAAGACACATGGGAGTTACGCGTAATTGTGGCTGTGCAGTAATGCAAATTACAAAAGCTGAACACCTAACAGATTTGATGGAGCATGATTTACCAAAAATTAAATTTATAGATGCTGCTGGATATTCAAGCACAGAATTATATAATATTGAAGCAACTTTTGAAGATTTTGGCATTCGTTTATCAGAAAATGGGAGAGATTCATTCATTGGCCTTACAGCCGTATTTGACCTATTATACATACTTGACCCCGAAAATATTACAGTTGACCTTAACAACCTAACCTACGCAATATGAGAATACACAAATCAATGGAAGAAATAGATAAGGCATATAACGAACTTATTTATGAGAGTAATAAACGTTCAGCCTTAAGCATATTTTTTGAAAAATACGTTTCACCTGTATTTCACTTAGTATTGATAGGACTATTGTTTTTCAGTATTTACGTAGCTTTTTTTGGCCTTTAACTAATTAAATTATTTTGAAAAAAACAATCGAACAAATTAGAATAGAAAAGGGATTCGAAACGGCTGGTGAATTTGCCAATTATATTGGTATGGCTGGCCCGAATTATTCACAGGTAGCTACGGGTAAAAAACCTGTAACTAGGCACATGATTTTCAAGTTGAAAAAATGTTATCCCGATGAAGATTTTGAATATCTTATTGACAATGATATTACACAAGTAGCACAGTCGATAAAAAAAATTATAGATTATAGTTTACTATGCCCAAATTGTGAATTTAATAAAAGTGGTGAAGAGTTTATAAAGGCTATTTGTTATAGACTAGGTTTTCTAGGCAAAGAATTAAGAGATCACAATATTGTATATCTTATTAGACAGATGGATAATAGAGAATTAAACCAACTAATTAGTTTAGGTTATGTATCAAAATGGCATAATCAAGAAATAACAGAAGGTTATGTATCAAAATGGCATGATCAAGAAATATTGCAAAATCTTAATACCCCAAAACCATGGTAAGATCATCAAGTTACAAGCGGTATTTTCCCGTAATTAGTAAGACCACAAAGGAAGATTTGAAGTACGAAGGTTACGCATATCTCGCTATAATAGCTATTGGCGTTACGTTGTGGCTTATAATTTGTTACCCACTAATATAAAATGATTAAATTTGCAGCTATGATAGATAAGAAAGCATTAGATAAAATTAACCAATTTAACAAAGAACATCCTAGACAGGCGGCAATATTTTCCCTGTTAAAAAAATGGGATTTAAAGAAAACTCCGTTCTCAAAGATTATGAGAATGGCTCAAAGTTCTTTCATCAACAAATCTGACCCTAAGCAAGACCGTTTTAATTTTAGCGAACTAGAGCTTGACAGGATAACAGATATAATTCACATGCTTTCAGACGATTTGAAGGCTAATTGTCCACCTAAACCCAAATTATGAAGAGTTTGCTGTTATTAAGCATAGCATTACATCCATTATCTGACAGCGTATATAATTACGCTAAATCTATAGGAATATGCTATCCTGAAATATGCACATCACAGGCTGTACATGAATCAGCTAATTTTACAAGCTATTGTTATCGTACCCGTAACAACTGCTTAGGAATGAAGGGGAAAGATGGTAAGTACAAGGTTTTTGCATCCTGGAAGGAATGTATAGACTTTTATAAAGCCTGGCAGGTACGTAAAGGTCATTGCAGTAGTTATAGTTGTTACCTAAAATACGTATCACATAATTACGCCAGTGACCGAAAGTATGGCAGGAAGTTAAGAGGTATTATCAATAGAACTTCGTATCGTGAACCAGATGTAGCTTATATTTACCACCTTTAATAGTTGTTACATATTCTTATATTGTGTATATTTACATACACGATATAAGAGTACAAATTGAAAGAATGGGAATTACAGAAGGCATTAGTGTCATTTGTTCGATTACAATATCCGAATGTTTTCCTTTTGACAGTACAATCAGAAGGCAAACGAACCCCAAAGAATGCAGCAATCGCAAAAGCAATGGGGCTTACAGCAGGCATACCAGATTTAATTTTTGCAGAACCAGTAGGTGAATGGGTTGGCCTTGCCTTAGAATTAAAGGTTGAAAAGAATAAACTATCTCAGGTGCAGGTAGAATTTATGCGAAAACTACAGGCAAAGGGCTGGATGGTTGTTGAAATAAGAGATTTAAACTCAGGTATAAGCACAATTAACTATTATTTTAAAAAAATTGGAAATGTTAAAAAACCACCAGAACAAACCGCACTATTCCCGCTATGAGGGGCCGTTAAAAGTATCACATACAGCATACCATACTCCGCATACAAATAGCGCAGATGCTAAGGCAGATAGGGATGCCTATCAATTAAAGAAGCAACGCGAGAATGAGTTTTTGCAGGAGTATGACTATAAGAATGTCAAATTGCCCATATTATCTAAATTTGATAAGTAACATATTTTTTACATACAAATAGTAATATGTAACTCACTTAAATATACATTTGATAAACAAACTAAACGATAATATGCAGCCACGAATGAGTAAAGAAAAAAAAGCCCTTAAGATAAGTTTTGAGGGATTGCGAAAAGTAAGACCTGTAGCCCGGTTAGGTAGAGACCCAAAGATACTGCTCTTAAATGCAGTAGCTACGGAGCTTGTAAAGCCAGCTTTTGCACAATACTATGATGTAGCTATAGACCCAGGAGGGGTATATAAAGGAAGAGTATTCTTAGTGCCATCTGAAAAGCCTACCCTATCAGCAGTACGCTTTCATGGGGGAGATAAGGAAACTAGGCCAAATAGATTATATATCGCAAACTTGATTTACAATGTACCGGGATTTAATATGGGTGAAACCTGCACGTTCACAGTAGATGTACAGGTAATAGACCCCGAAACTGATACACGTAAAATGATAGTACTTACAGAATTAAAATACCAACAATCTTAAACAAACTAAACAAAATGGAAACTACAAAAAACATTTACCAGACCCTGAATGCAATTATGAAGGAAGTTGGGGCTATTGAAAAGAATCAGGAAAATAAGGCACAAGGCTTTAAGTTCAGGGGTATTGACCAGTTCATGAACGAATTGCACCCGTTAATGGGTAAACATGGACTTATAGCTATACCAACCTTTATCAGCTCTACTGTCACTCCCTGCCAGTCAAAAAACGGTGCTTCACAGTTCAGGGTAACACAGCAGATTAAGTATACGTTCTATGCACTAGACGGTACATTCCTAGAAGCAGTCATTGAAGGAGAAGCAATAGACACAGCAGACAAAGGTTCCACCAAAGCAATGTCATCCGCTTTAAAGTACTTACTAATGCAGGTATTTATGATTCCTACAAAAGATTTGGAGGATGCTGACTCTTTCAGCCCAGAGATAGGTGCTGAACGTAAGCCAATGGTTATTCCTACTGTAGAATTTACTGACCTTATAAGCGACGAAATATACGCTACTACCAATACCATTGACCTAGCTGATATATGGCGTAAATATGCCTCGCTAAAGACAGATGCAGGCTTTAAAGGTGCTGTTACAGCACATGGTGAAATGCTTAACAAGCCACAACAGGTAGCATCAGCATTCCTAACCCCTGATGATTTTTATGCAGGTGACGAGGAAGCACCCGTTAAGCCAGTAGCAGTAAAGAACGTAGCACCAGCAGCGAAACCAGTAGAAACATTCGCACAGCGTAAAGAAAGGGCTGCAACAGCTATAGGAGGGAACAGAAGATGAATAGAGAAACTTGGCTGTCTGCCAGAGCATTGGGTATTGGAGGGAGTGACGCAAGTAGCATCATTGGACTGAACAAATTTAGCACTCCCTTTCAGGTATGGCTAGAAAAAACAGGACAGGTTGCTCCTATCGAAGATAATATGTACATGAAAGCAGGTAGGAAACTAGAACCAGTTGTATCTGATTGGTTCTTTGAAGAGAACCCTGAAAGCATGGTTATTACGACAGAAGAAAACTGTCTGGCATACCACCCTATTTACTCCTATATTCTTGGTAGCCCTGACAGGCAGTTTATCGACGAACAGGGTAGACTACAGGTCTTGGAGATTAAGACGACACAGAATAAAATTGACCTTGATTTTCCGCCTGAATCATGGTTTACACAGGCAGGGTATTATGCCTATATCTTAGGATATTCTCACTTCACAATCTGCGTTCTTGAAAGAGGTCTTGAACTTAAGCATAAGACCTATGCTGTAGATGTAGACTACTGCGAATGGGTTGTACAGGAGTGTGTAGCGTTCTGGAATAACCATGTGCTTACAGGCATACCACCAGAACCAGTCAATGCAGATGATGTCGTTAAGCGATACCCTACAGATTCAGGTGAATATATGGAAGCAGACTTTGAAGTGGTAGCACAGCATTCTGAGATTATAAAACTTACCGAGCAGGAGAAGCAGATTTCTGATGCCATTGATACCATTAAGACTGAACTAAAGATCAGGTTAGGCAATAGCAGTGGTTATGTACTTGAAAACAAAGCACTGTTTACCTATAAAACTAGTAAAGATGGTGTATCACTAGATACGGCAAAGCTGAAAGATGAACAGCCAGCAGTTTATAATGCCTATTTAAAGCCTAAGAAAGGTAACAGATCATTCTTAGTTAAACCACTATAAGATGAAACCAGGAGTAAAACCTAAGCCCAAAATATTTACAGTTGTCATTGAACCAGACTTTCAGGCAATGGAGCGTAAGAAAGAGTTTTACTTTCAGGCATATCTGTGTAAGGATTTTAAACCTAGAGAACATCTAGCATCCGACAATACCTACTTAGGGTTACGGCAAAAGGTGCTGGATGTTCTTAACACTGACAAGTTACCAAGAGATAGAATCAACAATAATCAGTTACAGTTCAAAATTTACTAGATGTACGATTTGCCTTTAATGAATCATAAGCCAGAAAGTTTAGAATGCCAGGTTATCGCAAACCTGATGGACAGCTGGCGTAGGAACCCTCTAATTATGGTTGAAATAATCGAAGAGGGCAAGGCAGATAAACATAACGGCAAGAATCTAAAGGCTGTTACGAACAGCATTATAGATTTTAGGCTTACCAGATCAAGAGCAAGAAAGGAGACCATAAAAAGAAAACAGAAAGCACTAAGACTACTGGATAATTTTTCAGTTCAGGAGACTTCAATAATCACAGGGTTGGCAATTAAAACACTAAACATCTACCTAAATGACCAAAACACAACTGCAATCGCTGTATGACCTTGCTGAAATTGCTGTAAAAGAAGCTTACGAAGCAGGCATAGATAACCAGAGCTTACCACTGCAAAGGCTAGAAGCAATCAAACGCATACTTCTACCGAGCCAGGTTGAAAACGGACCACAGACAGAATACCAACGCTTTCAATTATACCTAGAAGCAAATGCACCCTCATTACTTAAGATGAAATACCCTATCAGTGAAGCACAGCATGTAAAACTATCTGAACTTACTGATAAGGCACTAATTCTTAAGACTATTCAAAGCATGGATAATTGGCTACCACTTGTTAAGAAAAACTCTAGTGCCTATTCAACACTCCTTGCATGGTATCACAAAGATAAAAACTCCCCCAACTATGGAAAACAAAGTACAGGTAACAAAGAAGCAGGAACTATCACTGATAGAGCCAAGTCAATTATTGAACGAGCCATTGCCTAAGAATGTGATGGTAATTGTTGACAACCCTGATGCCAAGTCACTGGCATTCTATAAAAAGGAAGATCAACATTACGGCTACAAGTTTCTGGTACTTGCCTTACTTGAAGTCAATGAGCAGTTGAATATTGACAATAAAATGAGTGATGCCCAGATTAATTCTGCTGCCAGAATCTTAGATACTAAATATTTCTTCTTTACGCCTGATGATTTCAGGCTGGCATTTATCGAGGGTATCACTGGCAAGTATGGAAAGGTTTATAATAGGCTGGATATAGGTGTTATCTGTGGGTGGCTTGATGAGTACAATATGTCGAGAACTGAGTATGCTATCAGCAGGCATTCCAAATACAAAGAGAACTATGAGAGTAGAACGGGAAAGGTGAACAGCGAGGAGGTCTACAAAGAAGTATTTGCAAAGAACTA